CGGGAGGGTGCGTTATGCGGTATTCATTCGGGCGCGGGCGTCCTGAGTTGCAGTGTGAGAAGATCAAGCGGAATGGGGAACAGTGCCGGGCGGTGCGGGCAACAGGTTCCCGGCTCTGCTGTCGGCATGGTGGCGGGCCAGCGGCGAAAGCAGCGCGGGCGGTATGGCTGCAATGGCGCGCTAATTGTCGGGCGCTCTATCAGGCAGGCTTTCAGGATGATCTAGCGGGCGTCGTTCCAGTCGCCGGGCGCGTCATGCTCGGGGAAGCGTGGCAGGCGGCGCAGGAGCATGGCGATCCAAGAACCTATCAAGCCATGCGGCGGACCGTGGCGGCACGCTATCGGTCGCGGATCATGGCCGTCGGGCGCGCTGATATTCTGGCAGAGTTGGGGATCGAATAACTTTGCAAAAATGCAAAGATGATGTTTGCAAGGATGCAAAGATATGTCCAGCAGGTCGATTAGAGCCGTTGCGCTCAACGCGCTGTTAGATGTCGCCAGCGATCAGGAAGCGCCAGCCGCAGCCCGGCAGGCGGCGGCGCGCAGCCTGCTCGAGCTAGTGGGCGATCTGGGGCGCGGCTCGGTTTCGATGCGCGAGAGGGAATTACGCGACCTGACGGAGCTTTCGCCGGAGGAATTGAAGGCGGAATTAGAGGCCGCGCGCGGTCCGACTCCTACCTAAACAAATCAACTCCCGGCCTATCAATTACTTAGCAAGCCCGGTGCTGCATCGCTGGTGAGTAACGGCACGGCAGGCATGGAGCGCGAGCCATTGTGCAGCGCGGCAGGCATGGTGCAGCGCAGCGTAAATGGTGCAGCGCACAAGGCAAAAAGTCCCCTCCCGGCCCCCTCCGGCGCGCAGCCGTCTTACCTTGATTGACGTTCTGATAAAATTTGGCGTTGCGGAGTTTTTGCCCCCCCCACGACACAACTTGACCGACAGCCCAACATCCCTACAATACGACTGTCTCTACAGAGAGAGACTTTCCGTCACGTTGAGCAACGGGCGAGGGGTAATACGGTGGATTTCCCCTCGCCCATTCTTGCAAGGTTGCAAACTGCCTGATTGCACTATTGCAAACGTAGGCCAAATCGGTTAATTCCTGTCCTATCTGCCAGCAGGAGTGCGCCGCCGTGCCGGGACCCACTGTTATCAAGCCCCCGCAGCGGAAGTTTAATTTCACTGAATTTAGCCGGGACCACAGTGGCGAGCAGACGCCCGGTCCTGCATTGGACGCGCAGTTTAACAACCATGCCGAGGCGATCAGTAGCCTTGTTGACGCGCTGCAACCGTTGCTTCGTGAGGACGGCGCGCTGGCTGCGGAGGTTATTGGCGCGGATCAGTTAAAGCCTGAAATTCTGGACGACATTGAGAAGGAATTGCAGGGCCGTCTTAACCCGATGGTTGTGAATGCGCGAGGGGCGGCGCAGGACGCGAAGCGGTCGAAGGACAATGCTGAGGCTGCGAGGATTGGGACGGAGGCTGTTTATGCAAGTGTTACGGCGGATGTGGACTTTATTAAGGGAGAGGCTGACAGCGCGCTCGGCAGGATTGCCGTCGCCGTCGAAGCGGCCCAAAGGGTCATCGTCGAAATCGACGAGGGCAAGCGGCAAACCAAAGAGCATCGCCAAGCCGCCGAGGAAGTCTCCGCCGAAGCGCAAGATTGGGCGTTAGTTTGTCAGGCATGGGCGGAGTATCTGCCGGGGAAAATTCCGCCGAACATCCTTGCTGTCATGGGTGTGACTGGCGATCACTGGTCGGCCAAGTTTTGGGCTAATCAGGCGGATCAGACGGCTCAGGATATTAACGAGAAAATCGCGCATATTGAGGAGTTGGTCAGCGATTTTGACAAGCGGTATTTGGGCGCGAAAACGACAGCCCCTAGCACGGACAATCGCGGCAGGCCGCTTGAGGCTGGCGCGTTGTATTTCAATCTCAACGCGAAGTTTATGTATGTTTGGGACGGCTCGCGGTGGATTGAGCTAGTTTCGAGCGGCGGTGGCGGCGGAGCGGTTACGTCTGTCAACGGCAAGGTTGGCGATGTTGTCTTAAACTACTTTGACGTTGGCGCTGCACCAACGAAGCACACGCACACGACTGACCAAATCCTCGACTTTAACGACAAATACGACCTCAAGGCTGACCTTGATAGCCCGCAATTTAGTGGGACGGTGAGGGTTCCGGCTGGCTTTACGAGCGACAGCGCGACGAATGTCAGTCAGGTGAACAGCATCGTTGATGCGGCGATTAAGACGATTAAGCCGGGCGCGCAGTTATATATTTCGATGAGCCCGCCGACAGGCGTTCCCATCGGCACTCTCTGGCTGAAAAGCACGAACCTTGCGATGTTCGTCCTTTACGGTTCCTCGCCTGAGTTTGCGAATTGGGTTGGTGTATCGGGGGCTGAGGGGCCGGAAGGTCCGCAGGGGCCGATTGGTCCGATGGGCTTGCAGGGTCCTCCGGGTCCGGCTGGTGAGACGGGTCCTGTTGGGCCGGTTGGACCGCGTGGGCCGAAGGGCGATGATGGTCCGATTGGGCCGCAGGGGATTGAGGGTCCGGTCGGCCCGCAGGGTAAGACGGGGCCGGAAGGTCCGAAAGGTGATCAGGGGGATCAGGGTCCGGCAGGGCCGGAGGGTCCATTAGGGCCGAAGGGCGATACGGGTCCGGCTGGTCCACAGGGCAAGCAGGGTGATGCTGGCCCGCAAGGGCCACAGGGGCCGGAGGGCCAGCGTGGTCCGGCAGGGCCGCAGGGTATTAAGGGTGATCGCGGCGATCCCGGTCCTACGGGACCGGCTGGTGAAACGGGTCCTCCCGGTCAGAAGGGCGATGCTGGTCCGCAGGGACCGCAGGGCATTAAGGGCGATCAGGGTGAGACGGGTCCGAAGGGGGATGCTGGTCAGCGCGGGCCGCAGGGTGATCCGGGTCCTACGGGTCCCAAGGGAGATACGGGTTCGACGGGTCCGGCTGGTCAAACTGGTCAAACGGGTCCCAAGGGGGATCAGGGTCCGATTGGGCCGAAGGGTGATACGGGCAGCGTTGGTCCTAAAGGTGATCAGGGCCAAACGGGTCCCAAGGGTGATCCCGGTCCGACAGGGCCGAAGGGCGATGTTGGTCCGCAGGGTGAGCAAGGGCCGATTGGGCCGGACGGTGATGTAGGTCCGCAGGGTCCGCAGGGTCCGCAGGGTCCTTTGGGGCCGAAGGGCGATCAGGGCGATCCGGGTACATCATCCTATATTGTCGGCACGTTTGGCGACACGAAGACGCCTGCTGATTTGCCGCCGGACGGCCTTATTCCGCAAGATTGGGATGGTCCGGGCAAGCCGCCTAAGCCGATCCAGTTCGTTGTTGGTGAGGGGTTGGTTTATATCCCGGCTGACAGCGGCGATCCGCTTTACGGCCATGTGTTTAACTATGTTGGGGTCCAGATTCGTGGCGTCCAATGGGCGGTTAATGGCTGGTCTGACATTGGGGACATTCAGGGGCCGAAGGGTGATAAGGGCGATCCGGGTATTCAGGGTCCGATTGGTCCGCAGGGTCCGCAGGGTGAGCGCGGTGAGCAGGGCATTCAGGGTCCGGCTGGCGCTAAGGGCGATCAGGGTGACGTAGGACCGGCTGGTCCGAAAGGCGATCCGGGGCCGCAGGGGGAAGCGGGAGCGAAGGGTGATCCGGGCGAGCGTGGGGCGCAGGGTGATCAGGGCGATGCTGGTCCGCAAGGTGATCCGGGTCCGGTAGGACCGAAAGGTGATCAGGGCGAACAGGGTCCGAAAGGGCCAGAGGGTCCGGCAGGACCGAAGGGTGATACGGGCGAGCAGGGGCCAGTTGGTCCGGCTGGTCCGCAGGGCGATATTGGGCCTGATGGTCCGAAGGGTGATACGGGCGAGCAGGGTCCACAGGGACCGGCTGGCGAGACGGGACCGAAGGGTGATCAGGGCGAGATTGGACCGCAGGGCGATCCGGGTCCTACGGGGCCGAAGGGCGATCAGGGGCCGCAAGGTCCTAAGGGCGATCAGGGTATTCAAGGAAAGCAGGGCGATCCGGGTCCTAAGGGCGATCAGGGTCCGGCTGGACCTGATGGTGACGTTGGCCCGCAGGGTCCTGATGGGCCGCAGGGTCCGGCTGGACCGAAGGGTGACAAGGGCGATCCGGGCGCTTCCTCGTACATTGTTGGGACGTTTGGTTCGGTTAAGAAGCCGAGCGATCTGCCTGCGAATGGTTTGATCCCGCAAGATTGGGAAGGGGCTGGCAAGCCGCCTAAGCCGATCCAATTCACGGTTGGCGAGGGGCTTGTTTATGTCCCGGCTAATACGGCTGACCCGCTCTACAAGCATGTCTTCAATTATGTTGGGACGCAGAACCGGAACGGCGATCAATGGGCCGTGAACGGCTGGTCTGACATTGGCGATATTCAGGGTCCGAAGGGCGATAAGGGCGACCAAGGGATTCAGGGACCGGCTGGCGCTAAGGGCGATCAGGGCCAGCGCGGCGAGCAGGGCATTCAGGGCGAGCAGGGTCCGAAAGGCGATCAAGGGCCGGAAGGCAAGCAAGGTCCGATTGGCCCGGACGGCAAGCAGGGCGAGCAGGGTCCGGTTGGTCCGGCTGGCGAGCGCGGTTTGCAGGGTGACGTTGGCCCGGCTGGTCCGAAAGGTGATCCGGGCATTCAAGGGCCTAAGGGTGACGATGGTGCTGTAGGCGCTCAGGGTCCGAAAGGCGATCAGGGTGATCGTGGTATTCAGGGTGACGTAGGGCCGCAAGGCGTTAAGGGCGACACTGGCTCGCAGGGTCCGAAGGGCGATCCCGGTTCTCAGGGTCAGAAGGGTGACACTGGCGCTCAGGGTGAGCCGGGTCCGAAGGGTGATCAGGGTCCGAAGGGTGAGCAAGGCATTCAAGGACCGACCGGCGCTGACGGTAAGCAAGGTCCTCAAGGCATCGAAGGCAAGCAGGGTCCGCAGGGTATCCAAGGTCCGAAGGGCGACAAGGGCGATGCTGGCACCTCGACGGTGATCATCGGCACGTTCGGCGTGAGCAAGAAGCCGAGCGATCTGCCGAAAAACGGCTTCTTCCCGAAGGATTGGGATAGTCCGGGCAATCCGGCAGCGGATATTACGCTGAAAGTCGGGCAGGCGTTGGTGTTCCAGCCTGCAAACCGGCAAGACCCCCTTTGGGGCCATGTGTTCAATTTCGTCGGCGCTGTCGCTGGCGTGAAAGAGGACGGCAATTTCGACGCTGACGGATGGGCTGATCTTGGCGACATTCAGGGCGCGAAAGGCGACAAGGGCGACAAGGGCGATACGGGCGCTCAGGGTATTCAAGGGCCGAAAGGCGATACGGGCGCTGAGGGCAAGCAGGGTCCGCAAGGCATCCAAGGGCCGAAGGGCGATCAGGGCGAGCGCGGCCTGAAAGGCGACACTGGCGCTGACGGTCCGCAAGGGCCGGAAGGCAAGCAGGGGCCGGAAGGCAAGGAAGGCCCGCAAGGCATTCAGGGTCCGAAAGGCGATACTGGCGCTAAGGGCGACCAAGGCGACCCCGGCCCGAAGGGCGAGCAGGGCATTCAGGGGCCGAAGGGCGACCAAGGCATCCAAGGCAAGCAGGGCGATCAGGGTCCGCGCGGCGATAAGGGCGATCCCGGCGCACAGGGCGACCGTGGCGATCAGGGTCCGCAAGGCATTCAAGGACCGGCTGGTCCGAAAGGCGACTCCGGCGAGACAGGCCCGAAAGGCGACCCGGGCGATCAGGGTCCGGCTGGTAAGCAGGGTCCTGCCGGTACGAAAGGTGATCCCGGTGAGACGGGCCCGCAGGGCGACGTTGGACCGGAAGGCCCGCAGGGCAAGCAAGGGCCGTTGGGGCCGAAGGGCGACCCCGGCGAGCAAGGCCCAAAAGGCGATACAGGCTCAGAAGGTCCGAAAGGCGATCAAGGCCCGCAAGGCTTGAAGGGCGACCGTGGGCCGGAAGGTCCGAAGGGCGACCAAGGCGTGCAGGGTCCGCAAGGCGAGCAGGGTCCGAAGGGCGACAAGGGCGATCCCGGCACGACTGATTGGACGCAGATCACGAATAAGCCGACGAAATTCCCGCCGGTTATTGCGTCTTCAACCGTTGTCGGCGGCGTTAAGGCTGGCCCGAACATCGACATTGACACGAACGGCGTGATCAGCGCGTCGGTCGATGTTGGTGTTACGAGCGTCAACCAAAAGACCGGCGATGTGACGCTTGGCGCTGGCGATGTTGGCGCGGCCTTGAAGGTTCACACGCACGTTGCGAACGACATTACGGCTGGCGTTTTCCCGCCTGCGCGATTGGGGACCGGCGTACCGGAGGCTGGCGATTATCTCGACGGCACGGGCGTCTGGACAAAGCTGCCAGCGAATGCGGTTGTGTCGGTCAACGGCAAGATCGGCGTTGTGCAGTTGAACAATGCTGATGTTGGCGCGGCTGCGACGAAGCATACGCACACCACGGCTGACATCGAGGCTGGCGGCACACCAAGCGCGGCGACTTATCTGCGCGGTGACGGGCGGTGGGAAACACCGAGCGGTTCATCGAGCGGCGTGAAGTCGGTCAACGGCAAGACCGGCGATGTTGTGCTGAAAGCGGTTGATGTTGAGGCGGCTTCGCAGGCTGATCTCAATTCCGTCAATTCAAAGGCCGATCAGGCTTATTCGACAGCCAATCAGGCTAAGACGAATGCTGACAGCGCCTTGCAGAAGGTGACAGATGCGGCGCTGAAAAGCGCGGCAAACATTTTCTCGCAAACAAATACGTTCCAGCAACAAACGACTTTTGCCGCAACGCAGCACAATGGCGCGGCGACGTTTGGCAATTCCGCTACGTTTAATGCTGGATTGACCGCCAGCGGAACGATCACGCTCAACAACACGCCTTACGTCCCGCAAGGGTTGAAGTTTTCTAACAACGTCACGATGGGCGCTGTCAGCGCAAATGAATGGGGCATTTTCTACAACAACCAGCTTTCGCTTGTTGTTCAGGCCGATAAAACCATTCGCGGCGGCTATAACCTGACGCTCGGCTCAAAAGGGTATCAACCGGGCGGCGGCATGTGGGCGGATAGCTCCGACATTCGCACCAAGCAAGCCGATAGCATCGTCCCGTTTGATTTGGGTGCAGATGCGCTGTTTTTGACAAACCCAAAAATCTACCAATTCAACGGTGAATACGACACGCCTGACAACGGCAAACTTTATGTCGGCTTCATTGCTGATGAATTGCTGAAAACGCCATTCGCGGAATGGTGCGTTGGCGAGCGCGATTGGGTTAATCCAGACACGCAGGAAGTGACGAAGGTTAAAACCGTCGATGCGACTGCGGTTGTCTATGCACTCGTGAATGCGGCGAAGCACGCCAAAATCGAGATGGAAGAAATGCGCTTGCAGCTTGCCGCCTTGAAGGCGGAAGTCGATGCGATGAAGAAATGAGGATCGGTATGGGACAGGCAGGTGAAATCGTATTCCCGACCGATCCGAAGATTGGCGACATTTTCATTGCGCCGAACGGCAAGGCTTTCCAATGGGACGGTGACAGTTGGGAAGTGATCCAACTTCCTCCCGATTGGAAAGACGTTCGCAACAAGCCTGAGAATTTCCCGCCTCCGATTGCATCGAAGGACACGCTTGGCGGCATCAAGGTTGGCCGCAATCTGTCTATCGACAAAGACGGCACGCTGAACGGCGAGGGCGGCGAGGGCGGTTCGCCTGATTGGGCTGACATTAAGAACAAGCCGCTTGAATTTCCTCCTGTCATTGCATCTGTTGATCGCGTCGGCGGCGTGAAGCCGGGACGCAATGTGTTCATCGACCGCGACGGCACGATCAACGCGACCGGCGGTGGCGGTGGTGGCGCTGACGGGATCGCCAGTTGGGAGCGTTTGCCGCCTGATACGCTCTATCCTCCGGCTGCTTTGGTCGGCATGAGCCAAGGCTATGAGGACGTTGCGCTGACAGCCGATGAGTTGTTCGGCACGATGCTGAACAATTCCACGATGCAGAAGGTCGTGGACGGAACGGGGCAATTTTACCAGATTTTCCCCGGCAAAAATGGCGTTTCGCTTGCGTTGCAAGTGGTGAAGGTCATTACGGACGCGACTGCTTTGAACACGACGCAAGGTGTTCAAGTCAAATTGCTTCTGCCTCTGACAGATAATCCGAAGTTCACCGATGCGTTTCAAGCATCTGCGACACTTGAGGCTAATCGCGGTGGCAATATCCCGATCAACGGCTGGACGGTCACGGCGACCCTGACGCCGACCCGCGATGCGATTGTGTTGAAGGCGATCCAGACTTCGACAATTACCAGCATCCCGATCCGCGTTGCGATTTGGGGTTTTGTGAAGACGCCGGTTTATCCGGTTCCAATGCCCCCGCCGCCTGTCATCACGCGGGCAATCCCGATGAATGGCGGCTTCCGGTTTTTCTTTAAGCCGCAGGCAGGCACGTTCATTGAGAATGTCGAAACATGGGGCTTTGAAAGTTCGACTAAGGGCGCAACCTTCATTGCAGAGGTCGGCTATTCGTGGCGCTTCATTCAGATTGGCGTCGATGATGAATACGAGCCCGACGATCTTCTGTTTTACAATCAGGCATGGCGCAAGAAGTTCGGTCCTGACAATCTAGGGACGGGCAAGTTCGAGAACGGCAAGCCTGTCACATGGAAACCTTATACGAATAGCAAGCAGCAACGCATGTCGCCATACGGGCAGAGCGTGACGGTAACGCCTTCTGATAAGGCTCCGCTGCACTCGCCTAACGTCTTGCGTTGGGAAAAGGACGAAGAACGCTACACGGTACATTTCACGCTGCCGGACGGTGTGAAGCCTGCCGATCTGAAATCTGTTACCTATTACGTCCTGTTTTACGATGAAAGCGAGGCGCTGCCGTTCCTCCATGAAGTCGGCATTGGCGTTTCTGGCGATGTGAAATGGGCGATTGACGGCGATGAAATTGTTGGCGTCTTTCCTGAGCCGTACAAGCGCGATGGCTGGAAGTCGTATTTCTGGCTGTCGTTCGAGACGGCTGACGGTTCCTCGCCGGAGAGCATTTATTGTTTCGACCCGCCGCTTGCGCCGGTCATCTATGGCCCGACCATTTCCACGGTCGATGCGACCACCAAGGGCATTTCCGTCTCTTGGACGAACAAAGACCCACATGAGCAAGTATTCTGGACGCGCTGCACGATCTCTGGCGATCTGTTGAGCGAGCCGATTGAGGAAGTGCTTTACGGCAACCCCGGCCAATGGGATTGCGAGTTTAGGGTTCCTGTTCGCGCTGGCGAGTATGAGCTTCGCATTGAGCAGTATGGGTTCAATTTCTACAACCATGCTGGCGACACGCGCACCATTGCGATCTTCGACAAGGGCGACATTCCGCCTCCGATTGTCATTCGCTCGATGCCGACCTATGACGGCTTTAAGGCGCACGTTCGCCTTCCGGCCTTTGTCGATGCTTCGCAGTATCAGGAGCTATACGCTCAAATCACGCCTGTTGAGGGCGGCGAGACACGCGAGCTGACAACGCGAGGTTGGGAGTATTACTTCGACGTTGACGGGATCGACGATGAGGGCCTGCCGTTCTTCGCGCCTCTCAATAAATCGCTGACAGAAAACCTACAGCTAGACAACGGCACGGAATACTTTGTGCGGTTTGGCGGTATCAGCACAGATGGCGTCAAAGGCAAGCCCGGTGGCGCGATCCGTGTGAAGCCTAACGCGCAAGCGCCGCTTCGTCGCCCTGTTGTCAGCTACAATAAGTTCGATCCAGCGACCGGCAAGATGGACGTACTTCTCGACATTGCGTTGCTGACGCACGAGGAAGTGACGAACCTCTATGCGATTGTGTTCACCTATACCGGACCGGCTGATGACCCAGAGGATTTCTGGCCGCAGCAAATCACTAACCTCAATTTCACTGAGGAAGGCGATACGTTCCGTGCCTCGTTCAATCTTGAGCAATGGCAGGACGGTCGCCATTACATCATCATTTTCGACTTCCAGACGAAGGAAGGCGCTGGCGGCTATTCGTGGATGATCTCGAATGACGAGACGGTTCCTGACGAACCGCCCCCGCCTGAGAAGCCGATCATCCGCAAATCCTATTACGACGCGCACAGCTTTACCGTCGAATGGGAAAGCGCCAGCCCCGATCAGGATTATCAGGATTACTTTGGCTACGGCTTTGTCGTTAAGGACGGCCACGGCAATATCCTGATGACGCAGCGCACAAGCACGGACGCAGAGCCGCTTGTCTATCGGACAGATGACCCGCTCCCCGGTGGCGTCTATTTCGCCTACGTCGATGCTCTCGGGTGGGACTACAACGCCTCTAGCGTTGTGCGCTTTGACATTCCTGAGACGAAGGCACCAAAGCCGCCAAAGCTCGATTATGCCATGTGTCCGAAGCCGTGGCAGATGGCGGTTGCTTGGTCAACGGATGAGCCGAAGATCGAGAAATACATTTTGCGGATCACGGCTCTTTCGTCTGGCAGCACCACTGTCAAAGAGTTTGACGGCGATACGCTGAAATGGGTTTCGCAAGACCCTGACGTTACATACCCGCCGGACATTTATCCCGGCGATTACACCGTCACGATTGAAAGTGTGCGCGATGGTCTGCCGTCTGGTCAAAGCGATAAGGTCGCTGTCACGGTTAAAAACTTCGATCTGACGCCGCCCAAAATCCTCAAGCTGACAGCGCAGCCCGGCTACAAGCTGCTCGTTGAATGGCAAGTGATGGGGCAAGCCGACTTCATCGAAATCGCAGCGCAATGCGGAACGACAACCACGGACCGCGTAAAAATGCCTGCCGGTTCGATGGTTCTGCAACTCAAGGGACCGGGCTCTTACACAGTGTTTGGCCGCAATGACTACAAGCACAACCTTGGTCCTTGGGGTAATTCAATGAACATTTATATCCCACAGGAGACTTGAAAATGTGCAGCGTTATCTCTCTTAAAGGCGACAAGGTGCAGGCAGTGGCCCGCACGATGGACTTCAACATCACCCTCGTGGGCGACGCTGTCCGAAACTTCCGTTCGGGCACAGGCCATTCGATCCTTGGCAAACTCTACACGTTCAAGCAGGACGTGAAGGCTGTCTGCAACGTCGAAGCCTTGATTATCTGCGGCGTGCAGGAAGCAATCAATCAGTCTGGCCTCTCGTTCTCGCTCCTCTACAACATCGACAATTCAATGGCTAAGAGCGGCGGCACGACTGACGTTCTGACTTGGCCGATTTACGTCATGTCGGAATGCGGTTCGGTTAAGGAAGTACAGGACCGTCTTGCCAGCGAAAAGCCGATCTTCAAGGGTCCGGCCAACATGCAGGCGACTTGCCATTTCTTTTTCACTGACACGAGCGGCGCTGCAATCGTGATCGAGTTTCACGATGGCATCCCGACTGTTTATAACTGCCCGCTTGGCGTTATGACGAACGGTCCCGAATATTCGTGGCACATGACGAACCTCCGCAATTATCTCAACGTGAACCCGCAGGGCGAAGAAAAACGCACTTGGGTCAACGCCGATTTCGACAAGATCGGTCACGGCAATGGCTTCCTCGGCGTTCCCGGCGGCAATGGCTCGCCGGATCGTTTCATCCGTCTATCGCTTAACAAGGCATACGCCAAAGACGTGACGGACAAGAACGTGGTCGCTAAGGCCGCAAACCTGATTGGCATGGCTCATACGCTTTACGGCACACAGACATCGAAGGGTTGGCCCGCCGATGTGACGGGTCAGGACGAAACTCTTTGGACAACCGTCAAGTATCTCGACAAGGACACGAAGAAGCCGATGCTTTGGATCAGGCGCGTGCCCGAGTTGAACTTCTCGGAAGTCGAAAGCCTGCGCGAAGAAGCGGACGCTGCCTGAATGTTTCCGGCTCTTTACGCGCTTCGCTATGTGATTGCGGCGGGGGTTATCCTCGCCGCAGTCGGCGCATTCTATTGGCACGCTTATTCAAAGGGGGAGGAACATGCCATTCAAAAGCAGCAGCAACATGACAACGAAGCAAAGGGCCGCGCTGAGGATGTGCGTCGGCGTGATGGCGCTTCTGATCCTGACAAACTGCTCCAAAACGACCCTTTCATCCGACGCTGAGTGTAAATTGTTTCAGCCGATTTACGACAGCGACCGCGATACGCAGCAAACGCGAATTGAAATCCGCATTCATAACGACATCGGTATGAATGTCTGCGGCTGGAAGCCTAACAAATGATCGACCGTAAAATCTTCTTCGACAACATAAGGCAGAGCCTATTCCACGTTCTGACAAACAATCAGGTCGAAGGGACGGGCGCGATCCTCGATGAGTGGGAAAGAGAGCGGTCTAAGGACGATACGCGGTGGCTGGCCTATGTGCTTGCCACCGCCTATCACGAAACGGCTCACACCATGCAGCCGATTGAAGAATATGGACACGGCAAGGGCCGACCGTATGGCGTGCCTGAAAGCAACGGCATGACCTACTACGGTCGCGGCTTTTGCCAGCTAACATGGAAGGCAAATTATGAAAAAGCTGGCGGAATATGCGGCTTTGATCTGGCTTCTCACCCTGAACTCGCTCTCCACTGCGATTACGCGGCTAAGATCATTTGTGAAGGGATGAAAGACGGCTGGTTTACCGGCAAGAAACTAGCGGACTATTTCAATGACAATCGAGATGATCCAGTTGGCGCTCGCCACATTATCAATGGCAGCGACCGAGCCGACCTTATTGCTTCCTATTATCGCTGTTTCGCCAATGCGCTGACGGCGGCAAAGAAGCCGGACGCTGAGACTCCATACGAGCATCCCGACGATGACGTACCGCCAAAACATCATTGGTGGCAGCTATGGAAATAGTCGGGATTTTCATTGGGACGATGTTGATAGTGGCGGCTTTAGCTTTCGCTCTGGCAAATGTTATTTGGCGGGAGATTGGGGATGAATGACGAGAACCTAGAAGGCGCTCCGGGGGCGGCGGCTTCTATTGTTAGCTCCGTCCTGACTTATGCAGCAAGCCCGTGGCAGTTTGCCGGGCTTGTGTTCCTTGCCGTCCTCGCGTTCGGCGGGGTGATGACTTATGTGGAACGTGAGGCGATTGCGACCTACGTTTTGAAAAGCCTGAAAAGCCCGAAGCTCGATATGAAGAACGGGCAGAAGGTTCTTGTCCGCGTCGTGCGGGAAAGCCGTGCTAAATTCGGCATTCTCTGGTCAGTCGATCTGCATAACAATTTGCAGACAGTGGTGAACACGACAGACTTCTCGGGCGAAAATCTCAAGAGCATCGACATTGGCCTGACATGGCCGATCATATCGGTAGGCTCGAACATTAAGATCGCGGCGGCGCTGATGAACGGTCAGAGCATTTGCTTTGACCCAAACGATAGCAACGAGGTTCCGCACCAGACAATGGCGAAGGACGGCGTGAAATGGATTTGCGCGACTTCGATCCCTAACGGCCTCGGCGCTTGGGTCGGCCTGATGCACATTCTATGGCTTGAAAAGCCGGATCAATATGTGGAGCAAGCCGCGCTGCGGGCGCTGGCCGAAGCATCGTCGGAGTTGACCATCCGATGAATGATCGTATTGAACTCGCGCAACTGCGCCTTGAAGCAATCGGTCAAGCTAAGACGGACCTGATTACGTTCGCCAAGCTGATGAAGCCTGTTGCTGGCAGTGAGGCTGATCCGCGCCTGTCCACCTACGAGACGGCGAAGCACCACGTTTATCTTGCTGAGAAATTGGAAGCCGTGGCGAAGGGTGAGATTAAGCGCCTGATCGTCAACATGCCTCCTCGTTCCGGCAAAACCGAGATGTCGTCTAAGATATTCCCGGCATGGATGGCTGGCCGCTTTCCTGATCGTTCTCTTATCCTTTCGACCTACAACGAAAGGTTCTCATACGACTTTGGACGCGCCGTTCGCAATTTTATGAAGCTACCGGCGTACAAACAAATCTTCCCCGACGCCAAGCCGAAGAAAGGCGCGATGTCGGCTAACCGGCTTGAAATGGCTGGCGGCGGTCTTCTGGTGTTTACCGGCGTCGGCGGCTCGCTGACTGGCCGTGGTGGTCACTGCATTATCTGCGACGACTTGATTAAGGATCGCCAACAGGCCGATAGCCAGTTGGAGCGCGATAAGATGTGGGTGTGGTTCAACCAAGTGTTGAAGACCCGCCTCATGGATGATCGCGGTTCGATTATGATTATTACGACGCGCTGGCACCCGGACGATGTGGTGGGGCGTCTGACTGATCCGACCAATTCTTATTACGACAAGGACGAGGCTGATCAGTGGGAAGTGATCGACCTTCCGGCTTTTGCGATGGACGATGACCCGCTTGGGCGCAAGCCGGGCGAAGTGTTGTGGGAAAGCCGGTTCGGCGTTGACTTCCTAGAGAACATGCGGCGCGGCGATCCTCGCGGCTTCTCGGCTCTTTATCAGTGCCGTCCGTCGCCGGAGGAAGGCGCGTTCTTTCAGTTGGATTGGCTGCAAGAGTATAAGCCTGCCGATCTACCGCAAAACCTCCGCTATTACATATCGACCGACTTCGCTGTCTCGTCGGGATCGGACCGAGACAAGACTTGCATCATGCCGGTTGGGATCGACGAGAAACAGAACATTTGGATCATGCCGGATGTTTGGTGGCACCACGGTAATTCAGAGCAAGTAGTCGAGGCATTCGTTAATCTGGTCGCCAAGTACAAGCCGCTGATGGTCTGGGGCGAGAAGGGGCAGATTGCCAAGTCTCTTGGTCCGTTCATTCGCAAGAGGATGCTGGAACGTGGCGCGTTTGCGCCGATAGATGAGACGCACCCTGCCGTCGATAAGCAGGCGCGTGCTGCGTCTATTTCTGGCCGCATGGCGATGAACAAAGTTTTCTTTCCGGTGTACGCGCCTTGGTGGCCGAACGCCAAAGATCAAATCCTGAAATTCCCGCAAGTGGCGCACGACGATTTTGTGGATGCGCTGTCTTTGATCGGTATGGGTTTGATGAAGCTGCATGTGCCGAAGGGGCAGTCTGCCCCTGTGCAGATAGACAAGCCCGGCACGTTTGGTTGGCTGAAACAGCAAACTAAACGTCAGAACCGCATGATTTCGATGGCCTCAAGCTCCGAGGGTTGGTGACATGGATATGAAAAATTACGAAGCCTCTGAGGAAATTCTTGAGCCGTCCGGCATGGGGCAGGCTGAGACAGGCGAGATTGTAAAGCGTGAAATTCCTGTCCCGGCACCGGGGCGGGCCTCGCTTGTCAATTACTGGATGCTGAACGTCCGGCGGGCCAAAAACTATTACTACAAAGATTTTGAGCGGATGCGCGAGGACATGGACTTTGCCGCTGGCAAGCAATGGTTCTCTAAAGGCAAATTCCGCCACGACGCGGATCGCTATGTCGCTAACGTCATTCTGCGCCATGTTAACCAGAAGACGGCGGGTCTGTACGCTCGCAATCCTCGCATTAAGGCTACGCGCAAAAAGCAACTCATGGCGACTGTGTGGGACGGCTCCATGCAGACTGTCATGCTGGCTATGCAAAAGTTTTCGCAGAACCCCGGAGACATGCAGGCCGCGCAAATCATTCAGGATTACAATGCTGTAAAAGAGCAGCAAGAAATGATGGATAAGATCGGGCAAACGCTCGAAATTGTCTATGACCAGAACATCGAAGAACAGCAATACGACTTCAAGCAAGGCATGAAGCGTATGGTGCGGCAGGCGATTGTGACCGGCGTGGGCTACGCGAAGGTCGGCTTCCAACGGATTATGAAGCTGACGCCAGAGGCTCAAGAAAAGATCAACGACTATTCGCAGCAACTTGCGACCATCGAGCGCCTATCTGCCGACTTGGCGGATAAGAAGATTGATGAGGAAGGCGCGGGCGCGGAGCAACTCAAGCTTGCGATCCAAGGGTTGCAGCGCGAGGAAGTGGTATTGCGCGAGGGCCTAACGGTCGGCTATCCTGAGTGTACGTCGATCATTCCTGATCCGAAGTGTCGCAATCTGCGCGGCTTTGTCGGCGCGGATTGGGTGGCCGAAGAATATGTCCTTCTCCCCGAAGCGGTGCAGGAGATTTACGGGATCGACGTTGGCAATTCCTTCATCGCCTATTCGTCGGTCGATGGCGTGCTGAACCGTCAGAACGGCGGCATGACGCAGTTTAACGACAAAGGGTCGAATGAAACGATGTCGGCTCTGTTTGCAGGGACGCAACGCGACGACCGCAATCGCGTCTTCTGTGTCGTGTGGGAGATTTACAATAAGAAGGATGGCTTGGTGTATGTCGTCTGTGACGGCTATCCCGACTTCCTGTCTGAGCCGACCCCGCCGGACGTTTATACGGCGCGGTTCTGGCCGTGGTTCACCCTCACGCTGAATGACTGCCCGCACTACGAAAAGATTTTTCCGCCGTCCGATGTCCGTCTGATGATGGATATGCAGTTGGAGATTAACCGGGCGCGGCAGGGTTTGCGTGAGCATCGCATTGCCAACCGGCCTAAGACGGCTGTGGCGGCTGGCCTGCTCGATGATGAGGATGTTGAAAAACTCAAAACTCATCCGGCAAATGCCGTCATCGAGCTAACCGGCTTGCAGCCCGGCCAAAAGGTCGAGGACCTTTTGCAGCCATTCAGGATGCCGGGCATTGACCCGAACCTTTACGATGTGAGCCAAGCGTTTCAGGACATTGAGCGCACGGTCGGCGTGCAGGAAGCCAATCTTGGCGGCGTAGGGAAGGGGACGGCGACGGAAAGCTCCATCGCTGAAAGCTCCCGCATGACGCAGATGGCGTCCAACATCGACGACCTAACCGAGATGTTGACCGAGATGGCTAAAACGTCTGGGGAGATTTTGCTTGGCAATCTGGCCCTAGAGACGGTTCAAAAGATTGCCGGTCCGGGCGCTGTCTGGCCGCAGATGAGCCACCAGCAAATCGCTGACATGGTGTTCCTTGAGATTGAGGCCGGATCGACCGGACGCCCCAATCAGGCTTTGGACATTGCCAACGCGGAACGCCTTTACCCCTATCTGCTCCAACTTCCCGGCGTGAACCCTGAATTTGTGGTGCGCGACCTTCTCCGCAGGCTCGATGACCGCCTGCCGTTTGAGGATGCGTTTACAGCCGGGTTGCCCTCCATCCAAGGCCAGAACACGGCAACGGCGAAGGGCGCAGGCGGGCCGGGGACTTCCCCTGCCGCCGCAGCCCGCAAGGGCGATCCGGCGGCGCAAGGGGCGCAAGGGGCAAACAACGCTCCGTCAACCGATGGCGGACAGGGCGGGGATATGGCGGTTCCACCGCCGAAGCTCAATGACTTCACGGGCGGGCAGGCGGTTTAGCTTGCCCGCAATCGTGACAGGAATTGACCAATAAAGAGAGGGAGTTGACCAAAATGACAGACACGCTTAACAATGAAGATAACGCACCTGATCCTGTCGAGGCTCAGGGTGGCGATACCGTCGAAACCGAAGGCGCAACGGCGGGCGCTAATGCGGGTGCTGAGACAGCCGAGACGAAAGAGGGCGACGGTCCGACTTCGATTTTGGATGTGGTCAGCGAGGCAGTGGACAAGATTGACGAGGCGAAAGCCGAGACAGTTGAGGCCAAGGCTTCTGAGGACGAACCCCCCTCATCCGGTGACGAGCAGGACCCTGAGACGGACTCAGCGTCAGAGGACACGCAGGCTGAAACTCCAAAGGAAGAAACTGACCCCGGTCATTTCTCCCGTAAGGAATGGAAGTCTCTAGCTCCGAAGACGAGAGAACGGATCGAATGGTTCCGGGCGCAACGGCGGGAGCTACAGTCTCAAGTCGAACAGTACAAGCCGTATGCTGAAACGATCCAGCAATCCGGCTTGCGCAACGAGGACCTAAACATCCTCATCGCACTTGGGCAGGCGCTCCAAAAAGGGGACGCTAATACGTTCCTTGAAGGCGTTATGCCCTACGTCGAACTTTGTCAGGAATTGGCCGGGAAAAAACTTCCTGCCGATCTCCAAGAGAAAGTGGACGAGGGTTACACGACGCCTGAGATTGCCGCTGAACTTGCGAAGGCGCGACATGCAGCGTCCATCGAGAAGTCGCGGGCCGATAACGCCAGAAACCACATTGCGGAACAAGAGGCTCAAGCTCGCAATCAAGCGATCTTGGACGGTGTTCGGCAATATGAAGAAAACCTGCGAAGCCGCGACCCGGATTACGCCATTAAACGCGAAGTGATCGAACGGGAAACGGAACGGATCATCCGTGCGAACGGTGTTCCTCAATCTCCGCAAGACGCAGTTGCGATTGCAAAGGCAGCTTACGATTTCGCCAATACGGTGTTCTCAAAAGCGATCCCTCGCAACCCAACCCGTCCTACTCCGTCCGGCTCACAACGCCCGTCTGGAAACGTGCGCGCCGCACCCTCAAACATGCTCGAAGCAATCGAGGCCGGTTTATCGCGCACATAAATGCGACAGGAGTTGACCGATGGCTTTTACGCCCGGCGAAATTCAGTCGATTGCCAACTCGGCTCTCGATTTCTACCTCAACCGTGGCACTGTTTATAAGCAGTCCATTCAGTCCAAGCCGCTGCTCGAATTTTTCGAAGCTACGAAAAAGCAATTCCCCGGCGGTAAGGGCGACATCTCCCTCGGCGTAAAAGGTGACTTTGGCGCTGGCGGCGTGAACGACGGCGTTAAGGGTTACACCCATAACGACACTGTGGGTTACTACACCCCGTCCAATGTGATGCGCGCTGCATATCCGTGGCGTGAACACCACATTGGTATCACCATGACTTACACGGAACTGAAAATCGACGGTATCTCGATCACCGACGATGCGAACCCGGCAGACGCTACCTCGCGTCATTCGGGCCGTGAAAAGACCATGTTGGCGAACATCTTTGAAGAAAAGCTGTTCGACCTTGGTGAGCAGTACGCTCGTACCATGAACGGCCTCATGTGGGGCAATGGCGCAACCGACCCGAAGGCTCTCGCTGGCATTCGCGCTGCGATTGTCGATGATCCGTCGCAGGGTACTTACGGCGGTCTTGACCGCTCTAAGACGAAGTGGTGGCGCAACCGTGCTTATACCGCTGCTATGGCTGCTGCCATTGCAAAGGACGGCACGCTCGCTGCTTGGGGCGGCTCTCCGGTTGACGTTTCTAAGACGGCACAGGAAGCCTCGCCGCTCGTCCAAACGCTCCAGAAAGAGTTTCGTCAGTTGCGTCGTTATGGCGGCAACCCGAAGAAATTCTTCGCGGGCGCTGAATTTTACGCCGAAATGGAAAAGGAACTCCGTGCTGGCGGCCTGTACTCGATGAACGGCTTCACGGGCAACCGTGATCTGTCCATCGGCAAGATCATTTGGGACGGTATCGAGATCGTTTATGATCCGTCTCTCGATGATCTCGGTTTGGCGAAGCGCGCCTATATCTGGGACCCGAACCACATTTACCTTGTGGCTATGGAACAGGAATGGGCGAAGCCTCACTCCCCGCCGCGTCCGACCGACAGCTACGCAATGTATAAGTCGCTGACGTACACGGGGCAGATTGCGGCTCAACAGCTTAATGCTGCCTTGGTTATCGACATCGCGTAACCGACAGAGGGGGATTGTCGTCAGACAGCCCCCCTTATTCACAAAGGAGAGAGAGAATGAAAGCCGATTACTGCAAGTGTGACGTCGCTTTGGGAGGCGATCTGCGCAACGTCCTACACGCCACTAATCTCACTTGGCCGGAAGTCTGCGTGATGAGCGAATTGCACGGCGAAAATGCCGTAAGCAATATCGTTGTCACTCATACCGGAGAAGTTGATATGCGCGCGGAAATTGACCGTATGCGCTTTACCTATCCGCCCCATGCGGTGCAGGCGCTTTATCCGGGCGCTAATCCGAACATTAAATTTGAAGCGCCCGATTATATCGAGCGCGAAGCGCCAAAGGCCGCTCATGCCAAAAAGCCTGAGCCGGTTGCGCAAAACAAAACCGCCGATCTTCTCTGAGGATTAAGCCATGCCGGTAGGGGTTACGCTTTCTGAAATGTCGCAACAGACGAGGGCCATTCTTGGCTACTCGCTGAACCCCGCTTTCGGCGTCGATCAAGAGGCGGCGCTACGCGAAGGGTTGCGCCGCACTCAAACTGATCTTTGGGTTATGCACGATTGGCCTATGCTGATCCAGCAAAGCCAAAAGACTTTGCAAAAGGGATCGCGCTATGTCCTGATCCCCGGCGATATGGATTTTAACCATATCAACGCGGTCTATGCGCGGAATGAACCTAACCCGGTAACAACGGGCGGTAGCTGGCTCGAATTAGAATATGGCATTACGCCTGATGATTTGAACCAGACTGATAGCGATCTTCAACAAACATCTTTTCCGATCAAAAAATACCAGCCGACGAATGAAGACCCTAGCGGGATTGAAGTTTGGCCTATTCCTAATCAATCGTGTCAGGTTCTTTTTGTCGGTCGCTGCGTTCTCAAGCCGCTTGTCTCCGACTTCGATGTTTGCACGCTGGATAGCGATCTCATCATTGCGACCTATGCGGCGCAAATGATGATCCGCAACGGCAACAAGGATGCGGAACTGCAACTCTCAAGGGCGCAACAAATCCTCAATCGCCTGCGCGCCCGGCAGGGTGCAAACAAACGGCGTCCGTGGGTGTCGCGGGGCTATCTGGAAGGCGGGGTCTTTTAATGGCCTACCTTGTCCTCGATAAATTCTCAATCGGTCTTGATCTGCGGAAGTCGCCTATCACGGCCCCCGCCGATAGTTTGCGCGTTCTGAAAAACGGTATCATCAACGCTGGCTCTGAAATCGAGAAGCGCCGTGCGTTTGTGAAGCATTGTACCGCGCCCGGAACAATCGGACTTTACGGCGATGGCAATGAGTTTGTCGTGTTTCAACCGGGCGGCTCTGCCGGGCAAAGGCAGGACATTACGCCTTACGTCAAAAAGTATGGAATTTCTGGCTCCGGTTTTAAGTCGCTGTCCAGCGCGCAGCCGTCCGATCAAGGGTATTTCACGACATTTAAGAACATGAGCGGCACGCAAGAAGCCTATTACAAAGGCAGTCGCGTTAGCGTTAATGGTTCTTATAGTCGTCTGTTTGGCTCAAAAATGTACTTGGCCGATGGCCCTAACCTTCGGTTTTCTGACATTCTTGACCCTAGCAAGTGGGACGCTACCACCGAACCCAACCAAGGCGCTGGCTTTATCGACGTTACGAAAGCCGAATTGTTTGGAAATCGTATTTTGGCGGTTGAGCGTTATTACGATTACCTTGCCGTTTTTGGCATGAGCAACATTCAACTTTGGTCTGTCGATCCCGATCCTAAGTTAAATAAGCTCACTCAGGCGCTCGGTAATACCGGCATCTTCGCACCTAACGCAATCTCTCCGTTTGCCAATGGCGACGTTCTTTATCTGGCTCAAACAGGCGTCCGCAGCCTACGCGCCCGTGACGCCTCTAACTATGCGATGACAACGGACGTAGGCTCGCCAGTCGATACCTATATTCGTGACAAGATCAGATACATGGACTACGAGACGCTCGATCTGATCAACGGTGTGGTTGAGCCGAAGACCGGCGCGTTCTGGTTGCCGCTCGGCAGTGAAATTATGGTCTTGTCGTTCTTCCCGTCTTCAAAGGTTTCGGCTTGGTCGATCTTCGATGCGCCCGGCAAGGTCGACTACATCGCTACCAATGACTATGCGCTGGCATTGCGCTGCGGCGATGACATTTACATTTATGGCGGCGACTACAATCAATCGGCTTTTGATAACTGCGAGGTGGTTGTTCAAACGCCTTACCTCGATGCGACAAAGCCAGCGACGGTCAAAGTGTTTCAAGGCTTTGATGCGTCTGTCGAAGGGACATGGGACGTTCGGTACAATTTGAACCCATACCGCCCTGACGCTTGGTCTAAGACCGCCACATTGCAGGGCGAAACGTACACGCTTGGGCGGCTACCGATGCAGGGTGTCGGGACGCATATCGCGCTTGAGTTACGTTCGACCTTCAACGGCAGGGCGAGGATTAGTTCCCTTGTCGTTCATTTTGAGGGGAGGAGCGCGGAATGATTTTGGAAGCTTTGGACGAGGGGCACCGGCAGGATGTCTTGACGATCTGCCAGAACCTCCGCCCGCAAGACAAGACTGAGATTTTTGCCGTCCGGTTTGACAGCGAACCGGAGGACCTAGCCGAAACAACGATGAACCTAATCGGTTCTGCTTGGATGATCTACGACGACGACCGTAACCCGGTTGGCGTCATGGGGCTTCACCCTGTTTCGCCGGGGGTTTGGGGTGCTTTTGCCTTTGCTAATGAAAATTTCCACAAGGTCGCTATTGGCCTGACACGGTTCATTAGAAAGGGTATATTGCCCTCGTTGCTGGCTACCGGCGCAAAGCAAGTTCAGGCGATGGTCTGGACGGAATACCACCAAGCCCGAAAGTGGCTTGCTGGTTTCGGCGCTAGAGAAGTGGCGGTCATCCCCAATTTTGGAAAGAACGGCGAGGATTTCGCCCTGACCGTTTGGAGGCCGTAAGTCTATGTTTAAAACGTCAAACACTTCTGCGCGTCTGGCGTCGATGGAAGCGCAGCGCGCAGCCGATGAGGCTGCTGCCGCCCGTGCCCGCGAGGAACAACGCCAAGCTGAAATTAAGGCAGGCGCGCAGCGGATCAATGAGCTTTTTTTCGGCGCTCCAGTCTATGACTACCGGGATGCGATGATCGGCTATAACCAGAACAACCTCCCCGAAGGGTGGAAGGTGGCTGGCCGCGATGTAACGACTACAACCCCCGGTCAGTACGTCAGCAATGGCGGCACGGGGGATGCGGCCTATGAATGGTGGCAGGAGCCGATCACTACGACCATGAAGAAATACGGCATCTATGATCCTGCCGGTAATCTTCAAACGCAAGAAGTCGATAACACCGATCATATTCATTGGGCCGCAACGCTGCCCGGTAAGGAAAAGTACGACACGGGCGAGAGGACGGGCGGCATACCGGAAAGCTATTACACCGGAGTTGCCGACAACATTAAGGCGCTCGGTACGTCCGATCTGACGCAGCAATTCAACCGTGCGCGTGAGAACCTTCAATACCAACTAGCGCGATCCGGCTTGCTTGTTAGCTCGGCTGCAAATGATGGCCGTGTTGACCTTGAAACGGCGCGCGACGAGGGCGCTGCTAAGATTGGTATTCAGGCGGCGCAAGCCGTCCAGAAGCAGCGGCAGGCGGTCGAAAGCGAACGTCAAACCGCGCTGAACCAACTCTACGCCACACAAAACCCCGACCTCGCCGCCAACACGGCGATGACAAACAAAACCCTGATGATGCAGGACAAGCCGTCTTACTCGCCTATCGGTGACGTTTTTGGCGCTGTGCTTGGCGGGTTTAGTCAGGGTCTTGGCTATCTCAATAATGTGAACGCTGGCAAGGTGACGCCGGATAGTCCGTCAGCTTGGTACAGTCAATCTGCAAACGAACGTATTGTAGGAAAGCCATAAACAATGTGCGAGCTTGGTACTATTGCCCTTATGGCTACCTCTGCCGCGTTGAGCGCGGCTGGTGGCATGGTGTCCTCAAACGCCATGAACACTCAGGTAAAGCAGCAAAACGAATTTCAGCGGCAGATGATGGACCGCAACCGCAAGATGCGGCAGGACGAATTGCTCCGGCAAGATGCGCTTAAAAAAGAGCAGCAAAAAGCTTTGCTTGAGGGCGAAAAAAACCTCACTGCCGAAGCGCGAGCGAAGCAACTTGAAAAGGCCGAAGGCGACACGATCAAGAACGTCGATCAGATTACAAATGACGTTAAAGACGCAACGGCTGATGTTGCTGGCATTATTGAAAGCCAATCGACAGGCAACGTGGTTGCTGAAAGCGATTACAAGACGCGCCTTGCCAATGCGGCGAAGGATAGCCGGAAGCGCATTCAGTCAATGGCGAAAATCGGTGCGTATGAATTGGCGGCTGGTGAGCGAGGGATGCTCATGGATAAGGTCGCTGAGAAAATCAACATGGGCAACAATTTCCGTAAGGGTTCATTGGCCGTCGCTGAGACTGGCCTAAACCTGTTTGACAACGTGGCGAAAAGCACGGTGATTGCGCCGCAAACAAACATGCTTGCAGCGGGTCAGGGTATTTCCGGCCTTGGTCAGTTAGCTGGTAGCGCGGCTTCCGGCGGATTGGGGCCAAAGGTTACTGGACTGTTCGTATAAGGAGCGCAGGCAATGAGCGGTCAGACTTACAATGTCGGCGCAATCAATCAGCAATTACAAAACCTCGGGCAACAAGTTTACGGGGCTGCTGGTGCGATAGAGCAGGGCGAGCGTGTAGGCGATCAGCGCGCTTATACCCGCGCTAGGACGCAGGGTCAGATATTGCAGAACAATCAGGCGCAGGCGGCGGAAGCCGCCGTTCCTGAATTGGCGCAAACATTTTTCAAAATGCTGAACCCGCTTGTTCCGCAAGTGGCGTCTCCGGCTGATATGAACGTGCCTGAACCGCCAAGGCGTCCAACTGCGGAGCAATTTGCAGCGCCAACGGAATATGCGCCGGGCGTGGTCGCGGAGGGCGGCGACAGCTTTGTGCCGGGCATTAATTCAAGCGGTATATTGCCGACTGTGAAGGTGGCTCCCGCCGTTGCGCCGGAGGATGTGCAGACGGCGATCAACGGCATGGTCCGCCTTGGCGTTAACAATGGCGATCCCAATAAACTCTACAACCCTATCGTGGAAATGATCGCCTCTCTGATGGGCGGTTATGGCAATGAGGCCGAAGCCTTTAAAGCGGCGGCAATGCAAGGGAAGTCAACGCCAGTCGGCCAGCGTTATACGTTGCCCGGTGCAGAGAAAGCTCAGGACGCACAACGCGCTCACGATTTGTCGAAAGCGGAATTTAACTCTCAAACAAAACTTGCCGCAACGCAGATGGTGCAAGACGCGATTACCGGGCGGCATGGCCGAACGCTCGATTTGCGCAAGTACCTTGGCGATCAAACAAACGCTACAAACGTGGCGCGCAACACCGATCAATATAACTCTAGCATTTACCGCACCGATCAGATGGTTGGTCAGCGCCAAGCGCAAGGAAGCCCGGCTGTATCGGCGGCGAATAGCGGTATTCCGCAAACGCCGGACGGGCAGGCGAAGTTTGACTATTACCTCGATCAGATGGTTGGCGATGCAACCGGGCTTGATGAAGCGGTCGATCCGAAGTTCCGCCGTGAAGTCGCTGAGATTTACGACACCGTGAAGATGCGACCGGAGAACCGCTATAAGTCTCCGGCGACAGTCATCGGCAACATTCTAGCCGATTACGACATGACGGTTAAAAAGAACGGTTGGGGTACGCCTAATACGATTGTCGGAACGCGCCGCGCTCC